GTATTGACTGGTTCATCTCGTCCTTCTGCTTCTTACTAATCGTAATAACGAAACAGGACAATAATAGAAGGCTCTCCATTGGAGAGCCTTTTTTGTTTTTATGATTTGAGCTCAAATAAATAATATTCCTAAAGACACTATAAAATAATAAAACACAATGAGCAAATCAGTTTTAAGCTACGGCGAATTTCTTTTTGAAAAGAAGTCAATCGATCAACACATGGCAGACATGCCTAAAGGTAAAGGTTCTAAGTTTAACAAGTCAGTAGACACTAAAACTTCAGATCTTCCTAAAGGAAATGGTCGAGCAATCAGCAAATCAGTTAAACCAGCAATGGCAGGCATGCCTAAAGGTAAAGGTAAAGCAATCAGCAAATCAGTTGATGTAAAAACTTCTAAATTACCTACTTCTAAAGGTAGTGCAATTAAGAAACAAGTTGAACCTAAGATGGCTAAATTGGTTATCAAAGGAAAGACTATCAACAAGAAAGTTGAGCCTAGCATGGCTAAAATGCCTAAGTAATAAAAAAGCGATCCTGAAATGAAAGATCAAAACAAGCATAAGGTTCAGTCCTTTCAAGCTTACCTGATTCAGGAAAATTCTCTTAAAGACTTGGTCGGAAAGACTGAAGATGAGGAATTGGACTTGGATGATGCGCGAAGCATTGGAAAGAAAATCTCTAAAATGAAGGGAGAAGACCGTAAGAAGTACGTTGGAATCGTTAATTTCATGGGGGCTTCTTGCAGAATCTACAATGAAATTTGGGCCAACTACAAACCGGTCGACCCAACTCGAAAGAAATCTAACCGTGGAAAAGAATTCCAGGGAGAAAAAGAAATTGGATAAGAATTGGCAGAACAAGGCGTAATAGCAGAATCAATAATCAGTTTCGCAATCACTTGGAAGAATCCTGGAAAAGGGCAACAGCCATTATGGGATCAGACCAAGCAATCGATTGAGATTCATGAAACCGATGTGTATCCTGACCTAAAGTACAGTTCAGCATACGGTGCTCCACAATACGTGAAGTACACATCCGGGTCTCTCTTAAATGATCTAATTGTTGAAATTAATAAGATAATTGATGCACGGATAGCAATGACGGACAAGGACAAGAAAAAGGCTGACCCTGCTAAGAACGAGGCAGCACTGCCTCCAGGCCCTAAAGCTCCAAAGGCACTAGGATCCGGAGAAGAAGAGGACGAAGACGACCTTACTCAAAAAGCATTACCTTCAGGTCCTAAAGCTCCAAAGGCATTGGGTTCTGGTGAAGAAGAGGACGATGATGACTCTACTCAAAAAGCACTACCTGCAGGACCTAACGCTCAAAAGGCATTGGGCTCTGGTGAAGAATTGAGCGACCCTACTCAAAAAGCGCGGCCTACTGGGCCAGCTGCTCCTAATCAGTTAGGTCAAGGCTCTTCTGGAGGTGCCCTGGTTAAGTACGATCAACCTCAACCGCCTGCTGTGATAGACAATAAGCCCAAGGATGATGATGAACCTGATGTGAAAGATGAGGAACCTAAATCGGATGTATCTGGAGAATATGCTTACACAGTAGTGGTTCGTGGAGACAAGTTAAGATTCATTGAAGGTCAGCAAGATCGTGGAGCCTATTCTGGTGGAGTTAAGTTTCTGTATAAAGTATCGAATAACTTAACTAAACAAACGGCTGGAGAACAAATTGATAATAAGCCTAAAATCTGGGCAGAAATCACAATGGCTGGCGCGTTCGGTGGCAAATTTAAAATGACATTTGACGAATTTAACGAAAAGGACTTTAGATTCGGTGGAAATTTGCTGGCTCAAATACTTCCTTCTATTGAATTAAGTTTCACTCCTGAAATTAATTCAGTGTACTCAAAAGAAAAAACTGAACTTGATCTAGCTGATGTGATTAAGGCAACTAATATAACGTTAGGCAGTAAGTCTACTTCTGAAATCATGTCAATTCAAAAACAAATACAGAAAGAGCTGAGCGCTAGAGAACCTGATCAAAAAGAAAAGTCGTCTGGTAAACAAGTGGATCAGGATCAGAATAAATAACTAAAAAATAAAGACATAAGATGGCAGGTCTACCACATTTTAAAAATTCAACAGCAGGTCCCGGTAAGTACGAACCTATTTACCTTAACCAGTTCGAGGTTATCATTACCCCGCCGCCTGCAGTGTCTGGAAAAATCGGTTTCGGTAATAACTTAATGCTTGAACACGTATTGAAAGTAAATAGTTTACCGGAATACGCAGGTTCAGGAGCAGCAGTAGTTATTCAAAACTATAAATTCTCACAAAGAACTTACGCACCATCAAAACCATCGCAAACATATCATCAGTTCACAATTGAGTTTGAGGTTAACTTAAACAATAGTAACGATATGTACATCTACAACGCGTTGAGAGCATGGGCGGATTTAATCTATAATCCATTAACTGGTCGTCAAGGACTAAAAACTGACTATGCGGATGCAAGCATTCAAGTAACTCAGTTCAACAGAGCAGGTTTAATCTTTAGAGATTTCATGTTCTCCCCAGTATTCATTGGACCAAGTAAAATGACTGAAACTGCACTTGATTACACAAGTGAAGGTATCTATAAGTTAACTGCACAGTTCACAGCGGATTCTTACACCGAATCAAGAATTGGACAGTAAAAATAATCATCTATAAAAGTATGGACATGTTCAACACTAAAGACCGACGTAATCCTTCGATGGATGATTACATGGATCCTAAGAAACCTAGTTTCGGAGGTCCAACCTCAAAGAAAGACTTTGATACATCAAAACGAGAAACACTAAAAGGCTATCAACGAGTTGTTGACCGAAACGCCGATTTTGAAGGTGGAAAATTTAACCACAATTATGACCCAACCTGGAAGGCGGTAACTCGTGACCTAATTTCAAGAACGGCAAAGAAAAAACCATTTAACCCAATGTACGCAAAACAAACAATTGCAACAGTTAGCGCTGTTGAAGAAGGAAAAATACTTCGCTTTGACCAATTTCTTAACGAAGACTTTAACATGTTCGCTGAAGCGGAAGAAGAAATGCCAGAAGACGATGACGCTATGATGTCTGACGATGATGATATGATGTCTGACGAGCCAGTAATCAACGAAGAACAATTAGCCACTTTAATGGAAGAATTTGGAGATGACCTTAATGACGTCATTGAAGATATCGCTGAAAAGATGGAAATGACAAAAGAAGACATTTGCGATCTAGTATGTGCAGCGGTTAAGAAACTTTGCACAGAAGAAAGCGATGAGGACGAAAACGAAGAAGATGATGACGCTATCGGAGACGATGAAGAAAACGACGAGGACGAAGAAAACGCATAATTAGAGAATGATCAAGTTATTTGAACAATGGTTAGCTGAGGAAGCTATGGAGACTGCTCCAAACACTGAGGAGCCTACTAAGACTGAGAAGACTGGGTCATATACTCTAGACATCACAGTTGACGGACAATCTTTTGAAGTTGAAGGAACTAGTGATAGTGAATTCACAAATAAGGAGATGATTTCTTTCAATGTAATTAAATCAACTAATCCGAGCATCAACTCTGGTGCAATCATTTCGATTTCGCCAAAAGCGGATAAGGATGGAGATTTTGACATTGTTGCGGTTAATGACCAGAACAAACCAGAAGATGCATTAATTTATTCAGGAAAGGTTAAGAAATCTAAAATGTAACTTTAATCTAATAAAACTCAAAAGGGGCTTAATGCCCCTTTTTTATTGTCTCTACTCCAGAAAGTTCTCCAATTTCAAAATCACCGTCTATCAATTTAGGAACGAATTCTATTGTTGCATACGCGGTATTTAGAAACTTAATTGTGTTGTTTATATTGCTAACGCTGAGCCCAGCATTAACGTAAATTATTCGATTGTACTTGCGATTCCTAACATTGATTGCTTTATCAATTAATTTCTTGATCTCATAGTTTATTAGGAACGCCTGGATTTTATTTGGCACAAGAATTTCATGGTCGAACTTTTCCTTTATTATTTTATTCACATTCAGTAAATAATCGCATTTCTGCTTTTTATTAAAAGCCTGAATGAATTGTTTTTGATCTCTTACGAAAACAATTTCAAGCTTTCTTTCTAATATATCGATCATAGGGTTTCTGGGTCAATTTTTTTAACTTCAATGCCAGCCCTTCTTAAGAAGTCAAGGCCTGCAATGTCTCGGTATTCTTCTAAATAGACAACTCGCTTGATTCCTGCCTGTAAAATTAATTTGCTGCAATCCGTGCATGGAGAGTAAGTAATATAGAGAGTAGCACCGTCGCTACTTTGTGTTGATTTGGCAACCTTAGCTAAGGCATTTGACTCAGCGTGCAAGACGTACCATTTAGTTTGATATTCTTTAAATGAGCCATCCTCATGGTTTATCGCAATCTCACATTCATTTTCAAAACCAGAAGGGGTTCCATTGTAACCATCCGCAATGATCGTGTTGTTCTTTACGATTAGGGCTCCAACCTTTTTACGAATTGCATGAGAAAGACCTGACCAGGTTTGGGCCATCTTAATGTAGGCAATATCGATTAGATGTTGGCGCTGTACGCTAGTTGAATTAAATGACATTCTTATCCTCTTTTAATTTTTCAAAAATCCATTTCAAAAGATCGTTATCTTGTTGAAATAATATAAGTTCATCAGTTTGGCCAGTAGATGCCGCAAATACAATATTAAAATCTTGGCTTGATGAACCGTCTATGTCTATTAAATCAGTAGCGATTGATGGTAATTTGACTGGAATAAAGTCCGAATTAATCATTCTTTGAGCTAGATCATAATGTCGATCATAGACATGATATGAATTTGCAACATGAGTGTAAGTGCCAATCTCAAGATCCGGATAAATTTCCTTTAGATGAGCATGAATCTGCATTTGCAAAGAACAAAAGAAGGCAACGTCGGTTGGAGTACCCCAAATTGCATCATTACTTCTCATATAGACGCTCATGTATAACTTATTTTGACGAATATGAAGATTTGCATACATTGTACATACAAAATCCTTATTGGTCAAATACTGGTGAGCGGGTTTGTTAAAATGAAGAATTGCCTGTCTTGTACTAGAATCATTCATTAAACTCTGAATTGCCCATTGGTACTGAGTAAAACCGTATTGGTTCTTTTCATTGAAAATCAGGTTACCGTATGCTGAGTTTGCTGTGCCATCTGGGTTTTGAATGGTTTCCCAGAACTTTGCCCATTTTGAAATGAAAGCTACATCATTTCGGCCAGCATAGTACCATAAAAATTCGGCAGCAATATACTTTTGCTGAGAACCTCTAACTTCATTATCATATAGACACTGAGTTGGATCCTCAACTACTATTGCAACATCAAGTAATTCTTTATTTGTTGTGCCCCTAGCATTGTTAACCATGCCGTTCGCCAATAGATATTCTATTGAATGTTTATATGCTTGTGCAAAAGTCTGCCCTGTAAATGTAATCATAATTCGGAAATAATACTATTCAAATATAATACTAAGAAAATGAAAAAAGGTTAGCCTAAACGATTGTTAGGTCAGAAAAATGATCAGTATTTTCAACCTGGATCTTGGTATCAAAATACTCTTCAGGTAAAGGATCATGAGAAATCACGAAAACTGTCATATTGTACTTTTTGGCAAAAGTTTTTAAAAGATCAACTACTCTAAATATTGAATCAACGTCTAATGATGAGAACACCTCGTCCAAGAAGAGAAGATTCACCTTATTGTGCTTTAATTTAATTAGCTCTAATATACAGAGTAAAACAATTAGATTCATTTTCTTTTGTTCACCAGCGGATAATGAGTCTGGTGAAACTTGCATGCCTAAGTGAGTTATTATCGGATTGAACTCTAGATCAAACTCGAATGAGAATTTAAACTCTAAGACTTTAGCAGTCTTTAGTATTTTTTTATTCAACAATGGAATGATTTGACTCATTAGCATCTTTTTCATACCGTTATCGGATAGGATCATTTCCATCTCTTGGGAAACTTTTAACTTTTCCTGTCTTTCAGATAGACTAGTGCTAGATGTCTGGATCTCTGCCTTGATATTGTTAATGACCTCAGTTAAATGCTTGTCTGATGTCCGGTTACCCTGTCTGCTTAGATCAGCAATTTCACGTTTAACCGAAGTTATTTGAGCATCAATTTGATAGTATTTGCCCTTTGCTTCGCTCGATTCAGTTTCGACTAACGATAAGTCTTTTTCATGGGATTTAATTCTTTCTGAAATTGCAGGAAACGCTGATTCTTGTTCAGTTTTTTTTGCAACAAGTTTATCTTTGATTTGAGAATGAACTTCATCAGTTAAATCAGAAAGACAATGGGGGCACTTGTTCTTATTGTAAATGTCCAACTTCTTTTGAATTTCAGAAATGTTAACTCTAACTGTGCTCAGTTTATCCTGTTCAGCTCTAACGCTCTGCCTAATTTCAGAAATTTTACCTGAAAAACTACTTGCTGCGGTATGCGCCTCTTTTTTATCAGTGGATAACTGCTCAAGTGCCTCGTTTAATTCTGAAATTTTTGCATCATTACTCGTTTTTATTTCAGACTTTAGGGCTTCAAGTTGAGAGATTGAGGATTCTAATAATCTTTGGTTACTTGAAATCGCTGATTCAAGAGGTGCAATATCTCCTTTAATCTTTTTAGACTCTTCCTTTGCAACCTTAGCCATATCATTAACTATATCTAGTCCAAATATCTTATCGATGATTTGACGTTTATCGGCTGGGCTAAGTTTAACAAAGCTCTTGAAATCATTAACCGATAAGCTGATAGTATTTGAGAAAACGTTAAACGGTATCTTAGTCAATTCATCTTCAATAAATTCATCGACTCTGCGTTTATCAGGCAAGTTATATTCAACTCCATCAATTGAAAGCTTGGAAAAGTTAGGTTCAAGGCCTCTTTCGATATCAATAAGTTGACCATTTCCGGTAACGAATTTAATTTGAGTATAGGCATTCTTGTTGATTCGATTAGGGATTTCCTTGGTCTTGCGAATTGCAGATTTACCATATAGTGACACAGTCAACGCATCAGAGATTGAAGATTTGCCACTACCGTTTTTACCTTGAACTAGGATTAGTCGAGGCTCGTCTGTAAACTTAAATGTTTGTAATTTATTGCCGTATGAGCAGATGTTTCTAAAGGAAAATTCTTGTATCTTCATGATTAAAAGTATGTAAGTTCGCGGTTTGCAGCGATATCCTGAGTTGTATAGAACTTATACAACTTAGAATCACTATCGTATTCCCAAGTAAGGTTAGGAGTTTCGCTTCGACGATAAAGAGACCCGAATCCCAACAGGATTGCATGTGAAACCACACTTAATAGTTTAGTTGGATTGGCAACCTCAATCAGAAGCGCTTTAAATTGTTCAGTAGTTATTAGGCCTCGGTCCAGTCTCTCCTGTAAGTCAAGATCGGCAATCTTAGCTGCGAATTGCCTCTCCTTTTCAATTCCGTCTGGGTTAACGAATAGTTTTTGACTTAGGCTAGGGTCATTCTTGTCAATTAGGATTTGAATCTTTTGACTTACTGGCAGCCAAGCACAAAATTCAACGATTGAATCTCGATATAGTGGAGCATTCGTAAATACTCCAAACTCCTTATCATTGATTGGCTTTACGTAAAGGGTATTTAATATCTTTGGTGCTTTACTCATGTGATCCATCTTGTTTTACTGAGTTATGAATCTCAACGAACTTTCTGGCAAGATCAGTCTTAAAGGTTTGAGAATAGTCTTTTGATTTAATAAAGCTCTTGAAAATATCGATTACATTGAATTGATCTTCAGGATTAAAATCTGAGCCAGTTGAATCTTCTTTAACTTGGTCAACGTAAGTAAAGAATTCAATCTTTCGGTGAGTTGACTTAGAGACGGCTTCAATGAATCTGGTAACTGGAAATTTATTTACGAAATTAACACTTATCATTACATCAACAAAAGCGTTATTTAGATTTGAGACCACTTGTTCTACTGGCATCTCTAGCAATTCGTAAATATCGAACTTCTTGTAAACTGGTGATTGTGTATTCTCAATGAATCTTTCAGCAATTGAGTCCTCAGTAAGGGTCAATTCGTAAAAGCCTTTAACGTTATCTCGGTCTCCACGATCCATTTGATACGGAGTTCCGGTGTAGAGTACGTTTTTAAATTCTTGACGATGGTGAATGTGTCCAG